TCTATCTGTTGCTTTATTTTCTACATAAGTTGCTATTCCTTCCATCAAAAAAGCTGTTAAGAGCATTTCATCCTCTGTAGCTTCTTCGTCTATTTGTAGTTTTTCATTCATCATCTTTGTATTCTTTTAAAACCCATTGTACAGCCTTTTTGTGACCTTCTATGGCTTCATCCCATGTGTAATACCTATCCATGTATACGTCATTTCCGTCTTGTCCAAATACCATTGTTTCGAATAACAATGGAGGTCCGCCGTAATAATTGTGATCTAAGCCAAGCCATACGGTGGATATATGATTTCCATTAATCATGTCCTCTGCTACGTGTTTGGTATGGTTTATACTCATTTCCTGAATCTGTTTCCCCCATTCCATTAAAGAGCATTCTCGAACGGTGTGATCTTCATTTAAAAAATAATGCATCATTTTTTTACCCATTCCTCTTTGAAGCAATACCGGCTTCAATCCTTTATCAAGGTTTTTTATACCATCAGCAATTAATTGTTGATTCCTATTCATCAAAAATTCACCTTTTATTATTCTATTTCCTTTTGAAGAAATTCTATCAATTGTTTAATTGCATCTTTAGATAAATTAAATGTGCTTAGAAAACATAGTGATTCGCCTTCTAATATTAGTCCGCATTCTCTTTTTATTGAGGTAATTTTCATGCCGCATTTATTATTTTCTAAATCTACTATTCCACTCTCTATTTTAATCATCTAAAATTCACCTGTTTCATATTATCCAAATTTCTCTTAATTCCATCTAAAACACTTTGATAGGACTGTACAGTAATTTGCATAATCTCATTTGCGCTAACCTCTTTGTGACCTGTATTTAGATATTCATCGATATTCTTAATTGACTCATTTATCATTTTACAAAGTGACATTTCCATAAAGTCATGGATACCACCACGTTCAGCATTATCAAATTTTTCTATGAATCCTTTTAGGAACTTATGTGCTTTAATTATTTGTTCATCGGATGTTATTTTTAAATCATTCACTTATGACACCCCTTTAATTTTTTCTAGATTATGTCCAATTTCATCTTCAAAAAATTTTACAACATCCTCACCATAGTTATCTGCAACCCAAAATAAGGCGGCACCATATCCATAAATAATTCCTTCATAAAATGCTTTTCTTTTTCCTAGATCATCAATATAAGTTTCGTCTTCTGCTATTTCTATATCCCATTCATGAGTATGATTTGCAGAATAGAGTATTGATTCTTTTGCATATGATTCATCGTACTCATTATCATCAAATTCAGCCTCAACAGATATGCTTATAACCCTGTCTTGTATCTTATCTATTAGTGCTTCTAGATCTTTTATTTTTGATATTATCTGCTCCCTACTCACTTATGACACTCCTTATTAAATTTGCATATTTTGCACTGCCACCAATAGGGAGACCCATTAACTTTAGGAGGTTCAATATTGGATTGAGAAATCATTAAGGCCTTATCCTCAAGTCTTTTATAAAATTCTTCATCAAATGTTACTAATTCATCGTAAAGCTCACTATTATCTTTATTTAGTACAAGTATATATGCACTATGAATGCCGCTCATCCCCATGTAGCTTTGAATCTGAGCGTAATATTGAGGATGAGATACTTTTACTCCCTTGTTTACGAAAGTCTTGTAAATCGAATCCTTGGCGGTTTTAACCTCTATAATGGCAAATGCCTCACCTTTTTTAGTCCACACAGCATCTAAATGCCCTTTAAATATTTCTACTTTTGCAGAAGTTAAATCCAACCAGGTTCTAACAAGGGTTATCCCTGCTGCCTCTAGCCAATCTAAAACAAGGCCTTCCAAGGCTTTACCTATATCCCAGGTGCGTCTTGTTTTTGTGGGTATTCCAGACGATGGAGTCCCTTTGTATTCATACCATATTTGCCTTAGACAATCGGAGCCAATAGAGCTGGCCCCGATATAATCCCTAACCTCATCTATGATAGTCTCTTGATGCTCTTCTATTAACTTTCTTAATTTTCCTATTGTCATTTATCTTCCTAAAAAGGTACATCATTTTCATCCTCTGTTGTTGCATAAAATGCATCAACTGGGTTCTTATGCGTTACAACAACGCTTATTCCTGTCTCACACTTAAAGCCCTTTGTATCATGAACCTCAGATACCCAGTTATACTGTCTACCCTCAGCATTTGGCTCTGTTTCACGGATTTTAACTCCAGCACACTTTCCAACAAATGACGCAAGGTCTTGGTCTGTTGGTGCATTTGAGTGTTTAAGCTTAATTGCAAACAGTTGATGCAAAAGCTTTAGCATGTTAAGCGCACGATGACGCGTCTTAACAGGGTCTTTATCAAACTTATCGCCACCGAATACCTTAACCTTTTGTTGCACCTTTTGACCCTTAAAATCACCATCGGTCAATAGCCATTCTATTACTAGGCATTTGAATCCTGTATCTTTATTCTCCGAGTTAACAAAGGCTTCTATTTTAGCAAGAGCCATTGTGCCATCTGGTATTTGCTTAAAGCTTTTTGCAAATGCATCGGCAGGATTACCTGTAACCTCTCCAATTTCACTAGTCCAGAAATCACTCATGCTTATCACTCCTCATCGTTAAAGTACTTTTCAACCGCATCTTTTACAACCAGCAAGTCATTATCAATCACCACATCATCAAACAATCCTATAGGTGATTTACAGACATGACTACCATCATTTTGAGTTAAAAACTTATACTCTCCATCTTTAACCATGGTATGCAAACAAACTGTCACCATGGCCTCTAGGGTAATCTTATCGTCAAGCATCTTACCTACGGTCTTAGGCTTGGATATGCCATTAGAGTCAATCTCATTGTGCGATAGAATAAAGCATGTCAAATCATGACGTGTTCTTGTAATCTCTGACATAACCTGCCACATGTGCTGGGCTATCTCGCTAAACCTATCATATCCTTTCTCACACGCTCTATGCATGAACTCATTAGCCATTAAAAAATGAGCATCATCAATAACAAGGGTTGTTATATCAGGGCGCCTTTCACTAATGGCCCTGATATAATTTATTATTGCCTTGTAATCATCAGAGCAATAAAAGTTTTTATTCTGTTCATTATAGTTTTTCTTATAGCCCCTAAAAGGCAAAGGCTTATCAAGAACTGAGATTATAAAAGTTGATTTAGGGTCAAGGTTTCTGAGCGATGTACTCTTGCCGCTGCCGGATTGTCCTATAACTAACACTGTGTTCGACATTTATGCCCTCGCTTTCAAAGTTACTGATGCTTTACCAGGTTTTTTTTCAATTATCTCAACGAGTAAATCTCGAATATCAACAGGCGCTGATTCTAAATACTTATCACATAGTCTTTTATCAATGGAATAAGACACTGATTGCTTGATAGGATTAAATTCTTGAGGTATGCTTATCTCGCCTGATTCATATCGTTTTTTATTGAGTGAATAGATACACGGTGTTTTGATTTCTACTTTCCAAACATCATATTCATATTGGCGCTGACCTTCATGCTCATGTCCGAAAGCGCCAATAATACTCTCTGTTAACTCCTCTTTTCTTAGTAAAAGCTTAGCCAATTTCTTATTTAATGAATCTAATTCCTTTATATTCACAGTTAAATAATGTTCATTTTCTGATGTTTCGTTATACTCTTGCATTTTATATACCTCTTTACTTTATTTAGTCTACGTCGGTAATGACGTACATTGATTATCTGTCAAATGTTTACATATGTCAATAGTTGACGTATTATATTTTTAAATCATCAAAAAAAAAGGGTAATAAATATGAATCCTCAGGATGTAAAAGATTTTTTTGGCACCTTATATAATTTTAGAAAGCAAACTAAAATGGCTCATGCCAGTTTGATTAACTGGCTTAAATGGGGTTATGTACCGGAAGGTTCTCAATATAAGATTGAAAGGCTTACTAAAGGTAAATTAAAGGCTGATTGGAGTTATGAGCATGAATGATAAAGAAGCATTAGAAAAAATTGCATTTCAGGAGTTACAGGCACAGGTAAGCGCTTTGATGTTTAATTTTATAGATAAATATTCTGGCAAAGATAATCCAAATAATTTATATCCTAAAGTTGGATATATATTAGTGGATGTACTTACCTCATGTCTTAATGACGCTCAAACTCAGTCTGGGAATTATCGGCCTTTTACTGAAAGACAAAATGACCAAATCTGTTTTAACATTGGCCTATGGTATTCATATTGGAAAGATAAGATGTGGGTTGAGGGTAAACCTAATCAGCATTGG